ATCGGAAGTCTATTAACCTTCATCATGCTGTGGTTATTCCTGACAGTTTTATGGAGCGGATATACTCGGCTGGAAATTATAGTGGTTATGACGATAGCTGGGATCTTATCGATCCTCACACATCTCGGGTCAGACGAACAGTAAGTGCAAAAGCCTTATGGGTGAAAATTCTACAAAATAGAATGGAAACAGGCGAGCCTTACATAATGTTTGAAGACGCAGTAAATGCTGAGTTACCAGACTTTCAAAAGAATAAAGGTTTAATGGTAAACCATAGTAATCTTTGTTCTGAGATAACGCTTGCCACCAATGATGAAAGAACTGCAGTGTGTTGTCTTTCAAGTGTCAATTTAGAATATTTTGATGACTGGAAGTATCACACTGCTTTTATCCCAGATTTAATAAGAATGTTAGACAATGTCTTAACAGTATTTATTAAAACAGCTCCATCTCAATTACATAGAGCAGTATTTAGTGCTCAAAGGGAGAGAAGTATTGGGCTTGGAGCAATGGGATTTCATGCGTACTTACAAAAGCATAATATTCCTTTTGAAAGTGCACAAGCTACTGGAGCAAATCTAAAAATGTTTTCACAAATAAAAGAACAAGCAGTAGAAACTACTCGTAAACTTGCAGTAGAAAAAGGAGCTTGTCCTGACGATGATTCATGCACAGTAAGAAATGCACATCTTCTAGCAATAGCTCCCAATGCAAGTTCTAGTATTATATGTGGAAATACAAGTCCAAGTATAGAACCTTTTCGTGCTAATGCTTTTAATCAGAAAACAAAATCTGGAAGTAACCTTATGAAAAATAAATTTTTAGAAATGGTATTAAATAATTATGATATGAATACTCCTGAGATTTGGAAAAGTATAGTAACAAATAAAGGAAGTGTACAACATTTAGATTTCTTAAGTGATTGGGAAAAGAATGTATTTAAAACAGCAGTTGAAATAAATCAATCATGGCTTATAGACCATGCAGCTCATAGACAAGAGTATATTTGTCAATCGCAAAGTTTAAATTTATTCTTTCCACCTGATGTAAATAAAGCTGATCTACATAACGCACATATGCTAGCATGGGCAAGAAACTTAAAGACTCTTTATTATCTAAGGAGTGAAGCTATATCTAGAGCAGATGTAGTATCTGATTTAGTAAAAAGAGAAATTATTTTTGAACAATCGGATTGTTTAGCTTGTGAAGGTTAGATGTATGTTATTACAGGCAAGAAATTATTATAAACCCTTTAAATACGATTGGGCATTTAAAGCCTATAAAACAGCACAACAAATGCATTGGATGCCAGATGAAGTAAATCTGCATGATGATGTTAGAGATTATAGAGAAAAACTTCCAATAGAAAGTAGAAGACTAGTAGATAATATATTTAGATTTTTTACTCAAGCTGATGTAGATGTAGCGGGTGGCTATGCCATGCACTACTTACCTACGTTTCAGCAACCAGAAGTAAGAATGATGCTATCTGCTTTTGCTAGTATGGAAGCAGTACATATGGAAGCATATGCTCTATTACTTGACACTCTTGGCAAAGAAGAAGAAATTTACCAAGACTTTATGAAGATTAAAGAAATGGCTGATAAACATGAGTATCTATCTGATTTTAATATGGATAGTCCTCATGAGATAGCTAAAACAGTTGCTGTATATAGTGGCTTTACAGAGGGAGTACAATTGTTTAGTAGTTTTGCAATACTATTAAATTTCCCTAGACATAACCTTATGAAAGGTATGGGACAAATTGTAACTTGGAGTGTACGTGATGAGTCACTTCATGTAGAGAGTATGTCAAAATTATTTAGGACTTTCATTCAAGAAAATCCTGAGATATGGAATGACAAACTCAAGTATGAAATCTACTGTGCTTGTGAAAGAGTAGTAGAGTTGGAAAATAGTTTTATAGATATTTGCTTTGAAAATGCAGAAATAGCAGATTTAACTCCTGAAGATGTGAAAGAATATATTAGATATATCGCGGGAAGAAGATTGTTAGGTCTTGGAATGAAAAACATATTTCATACAAAAGTTAATCCGTTACCATGGATTGACTATCAATTAAATGCAGTTGAGCATACCAACTTTTTTGAAAACCGTGCTACCGAGTATGCTAAGGCAAGCACACAAGGAAACTGGCAGGATATATTTAAATGACAGAAAAAACAATAACTATTGATGGTGTAGAACATGAATTTGAGTCTCTAAGTGATGATCAACGACAAGTGGTCTTACACGTTCAAAGAGCAGATAATAAAATTCAAGAAATGCAAGAATTAATTGCTATTCTTACCACCGGGCGTCAAGCATATATTAACGACTTAGGTAAAGCGTTAAATGCAGACGGCGGAGCAGAATTTACAGCAGATAATGTTACACCTATAGATAAAGAATAGTGAAAATCTTTATCGGGTATGAAGAAGATCACCCCGAAATGTATGAGGTGTGTAAAGCATCTATTGAAAGGTTTAATCCTAATCATGACATCAAACCCATACGCAGAAAAGAGTTAGAAACTGAAGGAATTTACTGGAGAAAGTTTCAAGGCGAAGCTACAGACTTTGCATTTACACGATTTCTTGTTCCTTATCTCTGTAATTACATAGGTTACGCTCTTTTTTGTGATGGCGACTTCTTATGGCGTAGCGATCCACAAGAGATTGTTCATTTTAAAGAGAATAGATTTAATGTGCATGTTGTTAAACACCCCAATCTGATTACAAGAGAGAAAGTTAAAATGGACGGACGTGTAAATAGACCATACGATAAAAAGTATTGGTCTAGTTTAATGTATATAAATTGTAGTAATTCTACAAAGTTAACTCCTGATTATGTATCTCAAGCCCCAGCGGGTGATTTGCATGGTTTCAAATGGACAGATAAGTCTGTCGGAAGTTTGCCCGCAACCTTTAATGCTCTCGTAGGTTATTATAATTTAGATGACCCAAGAGCTGTACACTTTACGGACGGAGGTCCGTGGCTTAAAGGTTATGAAGATGTTCCCTATGCAGAGGAGTGGAGAACAGTACTCAATGAAACACAACGATCAACATAGTTTCTTAGAGCATAGAAGGGCTCAAGAAAAAGCATACTTTGCAAAACTTACGGAAATTAACCCATTAGATTCCATATTAACTGTCGAAGTTAATACAACTGAACTTTGCAATCGAAAATGTATCTTTTGCCCAAGACATGATCCTAAAGTTTTTCCGAACAGAAACTTGCATATGACTCCGAAAGGAGCAGAAAGAATTGCAAAGGAATTATGTCGTAATCATTATCGTGGCAAAATCTCTCTTAGTGGATTTGGTGAAAATTTACTCAACCCCGAGTTTCCTCGAATAATAAATTGGTTTAGAATTTTTTGCTCAGAAAGTATAATCGAGTGTAATACCAATGGAGACAGATTGTCGCCAGAGTATGCGAAGAATCTGTTTGAAATGGGATTAAACTTACTGTATATCAATCTTTATGATGGAGCGCATCAGATAGAACATTTCGATAAAATTATGCGGGATATCCCACCAGAGAAATATAAGTATAGAATGCACTGGTCTATGAGGGATCATGGTCTAATTCTTAACAATAGAAGCGGAACAATAGATTGGCTTGGTATTGAAGAAAGCGACATTGAATCCTTACACGGAAAGCCGTGCCACTATCCTTTCTACAAAATGTTTGTAGACTGGAATGGAGATGTTCTCTTTTGTAGCAACGACTGGGGTAGAGAACACGTAGTAGGAAATCTACTTAACAACGATCTAATGGACATATGGTTTGGAAAACCTATGCGTAAAATTAGAAGAAAATTAGCAAAGGGAGATAGATCAATGTCTCCATGTAATAAATGTAGTGTTGATGGAACACTATTTGGTAAACAATCATTTAATATAGTACAAAGATATGAAAAAGATAATAATAACAGGAAGTCACGGACTAGCTGAATTTATAGGCTGGCATCATGATACATGGCACGTATCTGCTACAGACTTAATGGCGCATTTAGACGCAGAAGGTTTCATAAAACCAGAAACCCATGATATATTTATAAACTGTGAACACAATAAATTTACTCAAATATATTTATTAGATAAGTTTTTCAAGATGTGGAAAGATAATCATAAGAAACATATAATAAATATATCTTCTAGAGCAGCACAACCTAATATATCCCCGGGATTCTTATACGCATCACAGAAAGCAGCACTTAATCATTATACTAATAATATAATTTATAACTCTGACGCAGTATGTAGAGTAACAACTATGAACTTAGGATTAATGGCTAAAGAGGAACTGCCTTCATTAGTCTATGAAGATATAATGGAAACAATAGAGTGGATAATTGATGCTCCTGATCACGGAGGTTTTGCAGTTTCTGATATAACTATGCAAGATCCAGCAAATTATAAGATGGTACAGGAAAAGAAAAGACATCTTAAGTTAAAAAAGAAATGGTGGCTTGAAGGGGTTTTGTGAAAAGCCTAGAAAACCAGAATGTAATTTTAGTAGGAAACTCAGTTGAAATTCTACTATACGAACATGGAAAATGGATTGACTCTTTCGATAAAGTTATAAGAATGGGTAGAGGACTACCTACTAAAGAGAATAGTAAAGCTATTGGAACAAGAACAGATGTTTGGGTTACAGGGTTTTTAAGAGAAGGTTGGGTAAAGTCAGTACCAGATGCAGAAGTATTACTTAACCGTTGTAGAATGCATTTAACTAATCCAAGAGAATGGGATATTGAAGGTACTGAAATGTTTACTGATAAAGAGTTATTAAAAATCTATAAAGAATTTGATTACCAAGATGATTCATGGATAGGACGTCCTTCTAATGGATTTGTAACTATATTGTATTTGATTAAAAAAGCGTGGATTTGGAAAAGTTTAACTTTGATTGGATTTGACTTTTTTGCTAAGTCTCTGCCTTTTAAGGTAGGAGAAGCTGAACCCCATAGTTGGCATTTACCGCATAATAGAGTTAATGAAACTCCACACAAGGCAGATACAGAAAGGGCTTATGCCCTAGATTTGTATGAGACTGGAGTTATAGATTGGAAGATCCTATCAGATCTTAAAGTAGAAAACGTAGAGTTTTAGGCACGCTGCCAATGGTACAAGGTTGTGGGAACGGTGTCGAGATTTTTGCGAACTTCATTGATGTCCTGACCTAGCATACTAAACCAATCTTCAAAAATATAATTCTTTGCCGATTTTCGCATTAAATTTGCCTCTATATAGGCTGGTCGTCGGGAAAACCATTCTTTTGATCCTTTAGTTAAAAATTTAAGTTTTGAAAGACGACTGAGAACTCTCCAACCCCTGCCTTCCCAATTTTTACCATATTCAATTCTTAACAATTCCCCCCAAGGATCTGGCGGATAACCAGTAAGTACATGAGTAAAGTCATGTACATCTATTAAAAATCTACCAAAAGCCTTTCCTAGATCATCTCTTTCATTAAATCTAACATTATTCTCTAAGTCAAGTACATCACTTAACTTTTCGAAATAATACTTTTCCATAAATTCAACATAAACATTAGCCAAAGTATTTGGATCCGTTTTCTTGTACGCTTGAAAATCATCTAGTATGCTCTCTCCTTGTAAATATCTTTTGCCTGTAGAAGTAAGTGCCCAAGCTTCCATAGTATTCCTTAAAGTAGTACCATTGAAATGAGCTATAAACTCAGCTATAAACTCAGTATCGTAGTTGCCTGGAGCGAATTTGATTATGAATAATTTGTGTAGAAAATAAAGGCTCTTAAACATTATATCTTACCAAGTAAGTAGCCTGCTTCAACTACTTGTCTAAGGTATTTCTTTTGCTTATCAGCTTTCTCTAAGATTTTTTCGTTTATGGCTTCATTTCTTAAATTAATTGGAATATTATCAATTTGTTTAGCATATAGATCAAAAGGAATTGCCATAAAAGTTAGAGTTGGAAGTTTATAATAACTGCGAACTAAATTATATTTATCTATTGAAAGAGCATAAGACTTTCTTAACATAACGTTATAATTAATTACATCTTTAGGTCCAATTGCCTCCCTTTTAATTAACTCATCTAGTTTTCCGTTGAAATAAGTTGGAGCAAAAGTATGCTTATTTTTTAACAATGCAGAAACAAATACCCGATTATTTGCGGAAAGAACATAAGAGTCTGCTTCATGATGCCATCTCCTTTTACCTCCTTCAGGATCTATTGTTCTATCTTTAAAGCTATACGGAGTGGCTCTAGCTTCAAATTGATTTGGACCAGCTTTAAAAAATAATTTATTATTTTCTATTGCATTTATTCCTTTCCAATTTAATATAATTAAATCTTTATCATGATCTGTTTCATGGGCTTCTATACCTAAAATATTATAATAGTTTTTATAAGCGGGGTGATTCATATATATCCACTTACGAGGGAATACAGCAATTTTATCTTGCATCCAATCACTAGAAGGTAACTGTCCACTATCTAAATTTTGTAAAAATAACCTAGCACTACCTGTACTAACTACTACTCTATCCATAGTATTTGGTTTATCTTTCCAAAATTCCTTTAGTTGCAATACTATTCTAGCCAATACATGACTAGACTGACGGGAGTGCCCTCCTATAATATTAAAAGGAGTTTGATACACATATACATCTCTAAAGTTCTCCATAGCCCATTTATGGACTGGTTCCAGATCGCCCCAAATTTTTGGTCTGGTAAAAAGATGCAAGCGAAAGTTCTCCGACTTATCAAGTAGAGAAGCTAACGTAAATGGTGTAAAATTTTGTTCTGTTAGTATTACTAAATCTATCATCTTGCTATTGTATATTCCCAAAAATTATCTAAGTATCTGTCCAGTCTTTCTTCTGGGTCTGGATCAAAATTAAAAATCATGCCAGAGCGTTTACTAGATAATATTTTCTGAAGCGCTATTCCTGAACCTTGCGGTTGATTTGCTACTGCCCTATATATGGCTTCATAAGTTAGATGCGCTTTTTCCCTAACCTTTCTTGGAGTTGCTACTGAATTGACTTTTTTACCTAAAAGTAATGCTATTAATCCCATTTCGCTATTAGGACACATAGCCATTTCTTCACAGTTTAAAAGTAACTCAAAGCCTCCTTCTTTTTTATTTAAGATATTTTCCTCTCCAAAATCTCCTTTCATCTTTGCTATCCAAAGATGAGCAGTTATTGGGTGAGGCTTAATCTTATACCCTTTTTCAACCAACTCGGTCACTTTGTGCCAATTGATTACATTTTTATTCATTAGGTTACTTCCCGGAGGGAAGATTACCTTATTATGAAACTCAGTATTCCATTGTAAAGAATACTTATTGTCTAAATGCTGTTTGATGTTTTCTATTCTTTCTTCATCAATCTTTATGTCTGAAGAAGCAATTTGTTCCATTAACCTATCATTTATTTTTACACTATTTACTCTAACATATATACCTTTTCCTAAAAAATCAGTATATAACCAAGACCTTATAGTATGTAATTCATTAGTATTAAACCAAAGATCATATTCAAACGGAGCCTTCCTATGACTACTAGGAATAAGTCTGTGCTTAAACTTATTTAACTCATTAAGCTGAGATATAGGTCTCATACTGCTACCCGATTTCCAAAAGTGAGTAGGTATATCTCCTAATTCTTCATTTATTGAAAGAGCCTCTAACTTATTCTTTAGTTTCGGATTCTTTGGCATCTTTCAGCTCCTGTGTAAGTTCGTACACTCGTTTTTCTAAGTTTTTCATTCTAGTTTCTGTTTCTTCTAAAGTATCAAAGAAGGCAGCTAACATAGATTCCATTTTATTATTAACGTATTCTGGCGTTATTTCTAATTCTCTATCCGTTTCTTTACTTGTCATTTATTCTTCCCATTTAGAGCCGTCCCAGTAAGACTCACCGAAGTCGGTACTGCTTGTTACTTCAGTATCGTAAATGGTTCCTGCCGCGGAGGCTGTTATTCTTTCAAATATTTGAGTTCCTGTTGCAGTTGCAAAGGTAGTCAAATGTCCTGTTAGAACCGTAGTATCGGTTGCTTTACTAGTATCATAAGTTGTAGTTGTAGATCTAGTTGTTGCATAAACCGTACCCGATTCTCTAGTTGTTTCATACGTAGTAGTAGTTGCTTGAGTAGTATCATACGTTGTAGACGTAGACTTACTCGTTGCAGTAGCTCTACTACTTGCTGTACTCTGTGTAGTATCATACGTTGTATCTGTAGACTTACTCGTTGCAGTAGCTCTACTACTTGCTGTACTCTGTGTAGTATCATATGTTGTATCTGTAGACTTACTTGTCGACGTAGCTCTACTACTTGCTGTGCTATGCGTAGTATTATAAGTAGTAGTTGTAGCTCTAGTTGTATCTGTTGTTCTACTTGTAAGAGTTCCTAGAGTTGTTGCATATACCGTAGTTGTACTGTGTGTAGTTGCGGTAGCCTTACTAGTCGCCGTAGTAATTGTCGTATCATAAGTAGTAGTTGTAGACTTACTCGTTGATGTTGCTCTACTACTTGCTGTACTGTGTGTAGTATTATATACTGTAGTTGTAGACTTACTCGTTGATGTTGCTCTACTACTTGCCGTACTGTGTGTAGTATTATAGGTAGTAGTCGTACTTCTAGAAGTTGACGTAGCCTTAGAAGTTATTCTCGAAGTTCCATACGCAGTCTCATAGTTAGTACTCCTAGAAGTATTAGTATTCCAGTATGTAGTATCTGTAAAGTTAGTCGCTGTACTCTTAGACGTATTAGTAGTTTGAGCTGTATTATCCGCATACTGAGTAGTTCTAGCTGTACTTGTATTCCACGCTGTATTAGTAGCTACGCTCCAATTTGTATTATTTGAAGTATTAGTATTCCATGAAGTATTCTTACTTGTGTTTGTGCTCCAAGTTGTAGTTTTACTTGTATTAGTAGTTTGAGAAGTATCTCTAGCTGTATTAGTTGCAAAAGTTGTAGTCCAACTTGTATTCGTATTATTAGTTGAATTAGTAGTATTTGTAAACGAAGTAGTCCAACTCGTGTTCGTGTTATTACTTGAGTTAGTTGTATTTGTAAACGAAGTAGTCCAACTCGTGTTCGTGTTATTACTTGAGTTAGTTGTATTCGTGAACGAAGTAGTCCATGAAGTATTTGTGTTATTACTTGAATTAGTTGTATTCGTGAACGAAGTAGTCCATGAAGTATTCGTGTTATTAGTTGAGGTAGTTGTATTCGTAAACGCTGTCGACCATGAAGTATTAGTATTATTTGTAAAACCTGTATTTACTGCATACTGTGTAGTATTAGTTTGAGCTGTGTTATAAGCCGTATTTGCAGCAAACTGAGTAGCATTAGTTTGTGCAGTAGTATAAGATGTACTATCTCCATAATGTGTAGTATAAGCTGTATTTCTACTAGTACTTTGTGAAGTGCCATAATGTGTAATTACACTCCAATTTGTATTATAAGCCGTATTTGCAGCAAAGTTCGTAGCCGTAGCATTAGTACCAGAGGTACTATTTGTAAAGCCTGTTGACCAAGAAGTATTTGTACTTCTAAAAGTAGGTTCACCTTCCGGATCTTGACCAGAAAGGGTGTTTTCATTACCTGTAGTCTGTCTAGCAGTATTTGTGTTCCAAGAAGTGTTAGTAGTTGTTGATCTGGAAGTATTCGTACTCCTACTAGTACCTACTGAAGTATTAGTAGTTTGAGAAGTATTCCATGAAGTAGTATAAGATGTACTTCTACTTGTACCCCTAGACGTATTTGTATTTCTAGATGTACTCCAAGATGTATTAGTACTTACTGAAGTATTTGTACTTCTAGATGTACCCCAAGATGTATTAGTAGCATGTGAAGTATTCGTACTTCTAGATGTATTAGTAAGTGCAGTTTGATTTGTATTTTTACTAGTATTGGTATTCCACGCTGTATTAGTAGCTACAGTTTGAGCTGTAGTTTTACTAGTATTGGTACTCCAAGATGTAGCTGTACTAGCTGTTCCTGTTGTAGTTTTAGCTGTATTAGTACTCCAAGATGTAGCTGTACTAGCTGTTCCTGTTGTAGTTTTAGCTGTATTAGTACTCCAAGATGTAGCTGTACTAACAGTTTGAGCTGTAGTTTTACTTGTATTAGTAGTCCAAGATGTAGCTGTACTAGCTGTTCCTGAAGTTGTTACAGAAGTATCATTAGTAAATCCAGTACTCCAAGTTGTAGTAATACTATACTGCGTAGTTTGAGCTGTATTATCTGCATACTGTGTAGTTTGGGAAGTAGAAGCTACATAATTCGTTAACTTAGAGGTATTGGTATTATTTGTACCTGTTGTCTGGTTTGTGAACGTTGTCGTTCTACTAGTATTTGTTGACCAAGTTGTGGTATCTTGATAGTTTGTAGTTGTTGCTCTGGAAGTATTAGTACTTTGTGAAGTCTGGTTTGTAAATCCTGTATTCCTAGACGTAGTAATAGTAGTATCGTAAGAAGTTGTGTATGTAGTCGTTGTGTCATATACTGTAGTTGTAGACTTACTAGTATTATATGTTGTAGTGGTTGTAAATGCAGTTGTTGTATTATACGTTGTAGTTGTAGACTTACTAGTATTATATGTTGTAGTGGTTGTAAATGCAGTTGTCGTATTATATACTGTAGTTGTAGACTTACTAGTATTATATGCTGTTTCCGTATTAAACGTAGTTGTAGTATTATACGTTGTAGTTGTGGCGTGACTAGTATTAAAAGTTGTAGTTGTAGAATATGTTGTAGTAGAACCAAAAGTAGTGGTTGTAGATTTACTAGTATTATACGTTGTAGTTGTTGTAAATGCAGTTGTTGTATTAAACGTAGTCGTAGTAGACTTAGTAGTTTCAAAGGCAGTAGTAGTAGTATACAACGTTGTAGTATTAAACGTAGTCGTAGTAGACTTGCTAGTTTCGAAGGCAGTAGTAGTAGTATACAACGTTGTAGTATTATACGTGGTAGTTGTATTTTTACTCGTATTAAATGTTGTGGTAGTACTTTTAGAAGTATTGAAAGTAGTAGTCGTATCTCTAGTTGTATCAAAAGTCGTAGTCGTACTCTGATTTGTTTGATAAGTCGTAGTCGTACTATAGGAAGTTGTTTGATCACCTGAAACATAGGTTGTTTCAGTATTTGTGGTTCTAGTTGTAGTGTGTACAGCAGCAAAAGGTCCTTCTAAAGAACCTGCGTGATTTACATACACTTCATTGGCACGACGAAGCGTACCGCCATCATTTACGGCAATAAAGCGCAATGTGCGGAGTGTTCCGCTATCATTTACGTAAATAGCCATCTAGACTCCTTAGTAAACGTACCAAACGTGCCCGCTAGATGTTGCTCCTACGCCTGTTGGTGCCGACGTAGTTACTGTATATGGTAGTCTAGCAGAAGCCATTGTTCCACTAGTTATTTTCGCCGTATCAACTGTTAAGTTGGTTGCAGCTCTAGCAGAAGATATAACCTCCGTACCGTCTACACTAAGTCCCGCATCTTCAATATTAAACTGTAATTTAGTTCCCATTTTATGCCTCTATCGTTGTGCGTATAAACTTATACGCCATCGTATCGCCCGAAGCAGGAGTTACTCGTAACCTTACGGCACCTGAGTCTATGTCTGCGTCAAAGGCTGCTTGTGCGCCATTATCAAAAATTGACGCGTATTGTGTTAAGTAAACTGTCGTTCCATCATGGAACAACACGATTTCTAAAGATTGATAATCGCTGTCTGTTGAATTAGTTATTTGAATTAGATATTTAGCAGTTCTAAATGTTGCTGCTGTAAAGCTGTCAAGTGTAAATACACTAGTTGATGAACTTGATCCAGTTCCTACGTCCATACCAGCTACTTCATCAATATGAAATTTCTGTGGTGGTGAACTGTCTTGAATACCTAAAGTATTTTGTGCATTAACTACGCCACTAAATCCTACTGCTCCTGTCATAACTTGAGCAGAAAGAGCGTCTGATTTAAGTTCGCTAGCACTAACTGCATTAGCAGCTATTTGAGTAGCTGTAATACTTCCATCAGGTATTTTAGCTGCGGTTACTGCATTATCTGCTATCTTAACAGTTGTAATACTAGAACTTGCAAGATCATCTGCTGATAAAGTACCATTAACAATCTTTGCTCCAGTAATCGCATTATCTGCAATATCCGCTGTTACGATTGTTCCATTTACTATCTTGGCTGAAGTTACTGAGTTATCCGCAAGATGAGCCGTATCTATACTTCCATCTGTGTAATGAGCAGAGTCTATTGTATCTGCTGGTAAAACTGGTACTGCAGTAAATGTAGCTACTCCTGTAACTCCTAGTGTTCCACCAACTGTTCCATTACCCGAAACGGTAAGAGTATCAG